TTTACTTGTGTGCTTTTCATTGTTGCCGTTGCAGTGGTCGCATCCATCGCAGTTGGTGTTGGGTACATTTTGTAAAGCATTGCAAGTGTTGGTGCATAGCTGCTCATTATTTCCTGTGCTAATGTTCCCGAATTCCCCGACACCGGGTTTTTCTTTCCACTCGTTACTTCTCCATCCATCACAGTTGGTGTTTTTAAAAGCTCTATTCTTTTCTTGTTCGCTTTTCGGCTGTTGCTTCCTCCGTCTATTCCTGTTGTGTTTGTTGTAGGCAATAAACCACACTCTATCTCTCCTATGTGGAGCGTTGACGGCACAAGCTGGAAGTATAAACGGTTGTACTTCGTACCCTTCAGCTTCCAAGTCAATTTGCACCTGCTCGAATACCAACCCTCCATCCCAACTAACGATGCCACCAACATTTTCGCCCACAACCCACGGTGGCTGAATTTCTCGAATTGCTCTAAGCATTTCGGGCCACAAGTGGCGTTCATCTTCTGTCCCTTTTCTTTTGCCTGCAACGCTGAATGGTTGGCAAGGAAATCCTCCTGTGAGAATGTCGCATTTTCCTCGGTAAATTGTAAAATCTGTTGTTTTAATATCGCCATATGACGCTGCTTTAGGAAAGTGATATTTTAAAATTGTTTGGCAGAAAGGATTTATTTCGCACCAAGCTAATGTTTCCCAACGCATATAGGATGCAGCTAGTTCAAAACCGCCCATCCCTGCGAATAATCCTATATGTTTAAAAGTTGGGTTCATTTAGCTGTTTTTTTACTTTACTTCCTCAACCAATACCACTTGAGTATCGTTGATAATTTCGCCGGTTGCTAATAAAATTGGCGGCATTTCTACCAGCTTTTTCATTAAGCATTGGGGGTATGGTTTCCTATTTTAAAGTAACTGCAATAGATGTTGTGCTTGATTTGCTTGGTGGATAAATAGTAACAACTTCATCTTCTACTATTGTTTCTAAACCAGCAGCAGCAATAGTTTTTAAAAAAGATTCACGTTCTTTAATCTTAGCGTCCAAAGCAGCTTTTTGAACAAGCAAATCATTTATTACAGCATCATTGCAACCGCTGTAATCGTATTTAGTGCCAACCTCTTTTTGTTGGAATTTTGCATTTGCAAACTCAAATTCTTTACCAGCACCATAATTTGAATAAGCCTCTAACAATATTTTTTTATAAGTAACAGCAGCCTGAAAATTCTTGTTTGTTTTTTCAGTTGTGTTTGTTAATTGGTTTATAATATCTTCCAATGACTTGACTTGCAAATGGACTTTCAATGGGTCAATAACACCATCGTTTAATTTTTCAATAATATCATTTACAAATGATGTACGTTGCTCCTTAGTAGTTTCAAATAATTGCAAAATACTTGGTGCTGATAATTCTAAATTTTCCATTTTTTTTTTGTTTTTAATTTTTAATAATTGTTTGATATTAAACTGTTTTATTGTCAGTAGTTTTAATTTGTTCAAATCTTTGTTTTGCGGCTGCCTTAAATTCAACATTGGTAATTATCCACTTAGGTAGTGTTTCTTTTAACAACTTCAATTCCTCGACATTATCACACTTGCTTAATTTTTGTATTGATTCTGTCAATTCAGTATAATCAACATTTACAATTTCTTGAGTGGGTTCGTTTGCTTGTGCCATTTCATCAGCAGTATATAAACCACTTAAATCTTGTGGGTATGCTTTTCGAAGTGCCAGGGCTTCGGCAACCTTTGAAAGCATCGTGTGTGGCATCTTTGCCCATAATCCGCTTGGTTGCCCATTATAAGCCTGCACATATTCACTCCAATATGCTACACCAACTGCGGCCACATATCTAATATCACCTCTAAAACGATATACAGTAACCTTGCAACATTGTAAACCTTTAGCATCTTCAATAAAGATTGGTTCATCTTGTCCGCCGTAATCGCCAGACCTTTCAGCAATAACTCTAAACCCATCAATCGAAGTTTGAATAGTCATTTTTTCTACATTGCCAGACTTGCGGTGTATGGCATAAATCTGTCTTGCTAAAGGGTCAAGGCCTGTTCTTTTGGCTTGGTAGATAAATAGCTTTAATTCATCATTTGTTGCTTTTGGTGCAATTTGTGATTTGATTAATTCAATCTGTTCTTTTGAAAAATCTAGCTTGACTAATTCGGTACTCATAACTTTTTGTTTATTATTTTATAAAATTTATTCTATTCCTTCATCTTCTCTTGGTGAAAATGCTGTTGGCAACTGAAACTCTTTAACGTAATCGAATGATTCGCCTAAAATATCTTTCATCACCTTTGGATTATCTGACATGGCCTCCTTCAATTCCTTCATTAAATTGTTGTAATCACTATCAGATTTGTTATTATTGCCGTCAATAAAATTTGTAATAACAACACCCCATACTGATTCACTATCTACTTTTAAAAGCTCGTGAATTATTTGTTGTTTAGTTTCTGTTGTCATTTTAAAAAAATTGATTTCGTTCAAATTCTAATCTTGCAATTCTGTTATCTGTATATTGTTTTGCACAAGCCTTGCAAATTGTTTTTCTACGCTGTTCGTTCTTTGGGCATTTATGAAAATGATCAAGCAAATCTTTTTCATTGCCGCATTTTCTACATACCCTCAATAATCTATGTTCTTCCATTTACCGTTTGTTTTAATTTCGTTCCGCAATTCCTGCAATCTGTTACCGCTATTGTGTCTTTTGTCGTGTAATTCGCATTGCTAAGACAGCGACAGTTAAGACATCTAATAAATATTTGTAATACTTTTTTCATCTTGTTTTAAAAAGCAACTCCAACTTTTCAATCAGAGTTGCCATAGCTTGTCAGCCGTTATCATAATGAAAAGAACTTTGTTAATAACCGCCTCCGACACTTAGACAAGCACGAGGCTTTAACCCTATCATCTGTTATGAGAACCTATTTTAAAAATCTTGTTCAGTTGTTCCTAAATCTTCATCGCCCCAGCTATATAATGCAAACTCACGCATAAAATTTCCCCACCATCCAATTGTTAAAGCTATTGCCGGCATTATTAACACCGTTAAATCTGTAGTCCAATTTTGCATGATTAATTATTTAATGGGTTAATAAGATTGTATTGTTGTTTAGCAAAATCTCTGGCTTCTTTACTCAATGCTTTAACAGCTAATTCGCCATATTGTTCAAGCTGGCTGTTTCTAAAACTTTCTTTAGTGAATGCTGGAGGTACTAAAATTTGTATCGTTTCTCTTTGGGTTTTAAATACTGTTACAAACATAATAGGGGGTTTTATATGGGTTAATTATTATTTGCTTTTACTTCGCCTAAATCAATCGCATTGCTTTGAATAGGGTTATTGTGTGTGCATTTTAATTCGAGGAGTAGCTCGTTGTATTTGTCTTGTTTGCTCTCAAATTCATCGATTATGTATTTCTTGTCGTGTGAGAAAAAACTAATGTTATTGCAATCGTCTTGAACCAACTCGGCTAGTTGATTAATTAAAGCCTTTCTGTCATAGATTAGTTTTCTTACTTCTTGATATTTAGTTACTGACATATTAATAATTAATTTATGTAAATATATATTTGGTATAATTACCACCCAAATATATTTTCCATTCAGCCACTATTTTGTGATGAGCGGTAAATTATCATTACAAGCGGTAAGTTTTGCCAATGTTTCAATCCCATTTGCCATAGACCCGTAAGCATTTATTATTACTTTTTTGTGTTCTGGCAGCACGACTGTAGTAGTAGTAAATTTTTTAGAAATTCCCTTTGATTCGTTTGTTTTCCTTCCTACTCTTTTAATTTCAGTTAACATATAATAATATTTATTTATTTAGCAAATGTATGTGTTTTTTATATGTATTGCTTTAATTCCCAAATTTTGTGCAAACACTTTAGTATTAACTCGCACTTTTTAAAATCAATTTCGATAGGCTTAAATGTAAATGACGGGATTTCTATTACTGCAATTTTGCATTCTGGATTTGCCATTCTATATGCTGTTAATTGAAGTTTTTGTTCTAGGTAAATATTGTTATTGCTTTTAAAATCCCCAATAAATAAATCATTCCCAAACTTAAACTTGATATCATACCTACCATAAAACCAGTCTGTATTAATATTTTGCTCTATGTCAATTATTTCTTTATCTGAAAATAATTTGTTAAACCTATTTTGAACATCAATACTTTCAAAAGGTTTTTTGTATAAAAAATAATCTTGTATTTGCTGGTGCAAAGATGTTCCAGCGGTAGTTAATTTCTTTCTATAATCTTCAAGACTTATACCTTGCAAACCTATTTTGTTTGCCCATTTTAAAAGTGCTGGCTTATCAAGCATTCCTACTAATTCTGTTACTGTTGGCTTTCTCATAAATTTGCTGCTATTTTTCTTTTTGATTTAATTTCTTTAAATTGTTGGTAAGCATCTGACAATGGTTGTGTTTGTCCTAATCCCTTGCACCAATAGTCATTCCTTAACATAACTTTACACATTCTACGCCAAGATGGAACCCAACACTTACTTTCTAAATCTTCAGGGGCTTCATCTGGAATAATTAAGTATCCTCTATCTTGCCAACCTTTAATAAATTTCTTAAATCTTTCTCTATAATGCAACCCTGTTTTTTGTGGCATTGTTGAAAGTAAAAGATTGCAGAATGTTTGCCAAGTATGACCTTCTGGTTTAAATATTTTATTATATCCCGATACATTTCCATTTTCTTGCACATATAAAGCACCACTATTGACACCATTAACCCTGGCTATTAATTTGTACCAAGTTTCAGGCTCTAAAATGTGATATAACCATAACCCTTTTCTTTGATCATCTCCGTAAGGTTGGCAAAGCCGTTGTTGGCTTAACTTAACTCCTGCCATCATCATTTTATCATAAACTTTATTATGAATAAGGTGTTTGTTTTTGCCGTGAAAAACCCAAATATCTTCCGTTTTCCAATCATATATTGGGTAAATGTTGTAAAGTTTGTCAGATACTTTTGTTGACCACTTCCAATTGTTAAACATTAAACCATCTTTTCTGCTAACAATAGCTCTATAACGATGCAAACTTTCATCTGCACGAATGCCAATAAATGCAGCGGTATTTTTCCCTTGCGAATACCATTCGCCAAATATTACCATAAATTCCTCAAATTCCATTTTAGGCACATAAAAATCGTATTGTTTTAAATCTGATGCTAATGTTGGTTTTGGTCTTACCCAAACATCTTTTTTATCTTCGTCCCAACATATCCAACGAGGTTGATAATTACTTACTGCATTTCTTAATAACAATTCAGCACAAACCCAATGTAATTCAATTACGTCTTTATACATATTAATCATTTCATTAATATGTGATATAGTGTCATTGTACTGGGCTTCTAAATCTATTATTAAATAACCAACTTTTCTGCCTCTTTTCCTTGCTTCAGATAAAACAATATGCGACATAACGCTACTATCTTTGCCTCCCGAAAATGAAACGTAAATACGTTCAAAATTATCAAATACTTGTGCCACTCTTTCAGTGCTAGCCTGAAACACTGTTTTATTATTATATATTTTTGTTGCCATAATTAATAAATATTTACTTGTCTGCCAATAGATAAAGCATCTTCAATAGATACCTCATTTCTGTTATTTTGCTTCATCCAATAATTCAATGCTTCTAATGCAATTAGATTTGCCTTGTCTTGCTGATCTGCTGTAAGCAAATTAAACCCTGCACAAAACTTAGATGGGATTCCTGTTGAATAACACATTGCAGCCTGCCCTAGCCAAGCTATTCTATTCATAGCTTTATTCGTTAGATAATGTTCGCAACTATTTTTCCATTCAGAAATAACGCCACTCAAGCCCTCTTTAAATCTATGTTCGTCAGACAAATAGGTTGCATACTCTTTTTCACATTGTTCGGCTGTCATTCCTTCTTTTTTGCTTGCATAAAAGCCAGCTTTATGACATTCCCATTTTTCAAATGTGTGAAATATTCTTTCAGGATCATTTGTGTTTACTGTTCTATAATGCTCAACTTCTTCGTCCGTCAATTCGTCTGTAAGAGGTATATAATCAGCAATAGAATCCGAAGCCTCCCAAGATTTGCTAAAATCATCATCTTTAAAAATATCTTGCAAACCTGTAATTTGGCATAAACGCAAAATTTCTTCTTCATCCATTCCTAACTCTCTTGCAATTCTTTCGTTTTTCCAATTACGATTTTTTAATTCTAAAATAATTTCACTCATTGCATCAACTTGATGTTTGCCTCTGGCTCTGTTATGCCTAATAGTTGATGCAATTCTATCGTTTTTATTGCTTTGCTCTTTCCTTATTATTACAGTAGGAGTATATCCCATAACACGCTCACGAACAATTTTAGATTCTTTACTTACCCTTGTTCTATGAAATCCGTCAACAACTTCAATTTTGCCATCATTTGGAAATGTTACAACGGGTTGAGTATATCCATCGTTCATAATAGATATTTCTAACAACTCCATTTCAGGCGGAGCAACTTTGTTTGGATTGTAGTCATTTGCAATAACATCACTACTTAAAACCCATTTAACATAATCAACAGGCTCATTTTTAAATGGGCTTAAATTATGTATATATTCTCTAATTTCGTTGATTATATCAACTTTTTCTTTTAAAGATTTATCTTCTATATACATAAAGATAGTTTCTTTTAAAATTTCTAATTCCATTTGTTTTATTTTTAATTGTTGTAAATAAATATTTGGCAAAAATAGTGTTTTATTTGAAATAAAAAAATTAATTATATATTTGCCGTAAATGTTAGCAAATAAAATAACGGCAAATACCTTAACACAGCAAGCATTAACAGTTCTTAAATTAAATGGTTGGGTAGTGTGGCGGAATAATAATTTAGCCGTTAAAGGTCGGGCGTTTATTGGAAGGGTTGGCGTTCCCGATATAATCGGGTTTAATAAAAAAGATGGAAGATTTATAGCTGTTGAAATTAAAGTAGGTCGGGATAAATTAAGCCCAGAGCAAAAGTTGTTTTTGGAGTATGTAAATAAAGCTGGTGGCGTTGGTATTGAGTGTAGATGTATCGAAGATATTATAAACCATTCAATTATAAATTATAAGTAATATTTTATGCAAGAATTAATTAAGATTAAAATAAATGAGAACCAGCAACAAGTTGTAAGTGCAAAAGAATTGTATTTAAAACTTGGTTTTGATAAATCTAATTGGGCTTCTTGGAACAGAAAAAATATTGTAGAAAATGAGTTTGCTTTAGAAAATGAAGATTGGGTGGGGTTCGTAGTAAGTACGAACGGTAATGAAACAAAAGATTATGCCATTTCTATTCCATTTGCCAAAAGAATTGCAATGATGGCAAGAACCAATGTAGGCGAGGAAATTAGAAAATATTTTATTGAGTGCGAAAAACAACTTAAACATGCCCAGGTTCCAAAGTCTTACGCTGAAGCATTACTTGAAGCTGGCAGAATAGCTTTAGAACTGGAACAAGCACAAATAAAACTGAATGAAGCAAAGCCGAAAATTGATTTTTACGATGCCGTTATTCAAAGTAATGATTGTGTAGATATTGGAACAGCCGCAAAGGTTCTTAATCTTGGATTTGGTAGAACAACTTTATTTGAAAGGTTAAGAAAATCGAATGTGCTAATGGCAAATAATACTCCTTATCAGAAATATTGTGATATGGGCTGGTTTAGAGTAGTTGAAACGAAATGGCAAGATAAAAGAGGGGAAACTCATATTAGTTTCAAAACAGTTGTATTTCAGAAAGGGTTGGAAGGGATTAAAAAATTAATATACAATGCCTAATATACCAGCCAAACATATTGAATTTATAAAGCAAGTTGCAGCAGGGCAACCCCAAGCACAAGCGTATAGGGCAACCGTGGGCAACCAAGGGGCAACCATAGCATCTGTTAAGAGTAAAGCAAGTAAATTAGCTAAGAAATACGCCAAGGAAATTGAAACGGAAAAGAATAAAGCAGCAGCAATAGTAGAGGCAGCAACAATAGAAGCTATCGCAGAAACGGCTAAAAACGGCATAAAATCACTTGCCGAAAGAATGGAACTTTTATCGCAAATAATGGATGGCAAAATAAAGATTAAAAAGCCATTTGTTATTGCAGGTAAAATAATGGAATATCCAAGTGAGCCCGACCACAACGACAGGATTAAAGCAATTGCTGAATTGAATAAAATGGATGGAAGCTACGCACCAACAAAACAACAAACTGAATTAACAGTATCTAAACCTATAATCATTGATTGGACAGGCGAATATAATAACACCGACACCGAAACAACGTGAGGCTTATAGTATTGCCGATAAAAACTTCATTACACTTTACGGCGGAGCTATCAGAGGGGGCAAGTCCTATTGGGGTTGCCTTGCATTAATTACATACTGTTTCAAATATCCTAAGTCACGCTGGCTGATATTGCGTGAAAATCTACCAACGATTAAACGTAACTTACTACCTACACTTAATAAGATTATTGCGGATGGATTTCAACCTTATGTTAAGTCATTTGACCAACAAACGTTTACTTTAACGTGGACGAACGGCAGCCAAATAATTATAATGGCTGAAAGTTACGACACAGATAAGGAATTAAACAGGTTTCGTGGGCTTGAAATTAATGGAGCGTTTTTAGACGAAGCAAACGAACTGCAAGAAAATACATTTAACAAAGTTATTGAAAGGGCTGGGAGCTGGTTTCATTCTCCAGGTTGTCCAAGTAAAATATTGATGAGTGCCAACCCTTGCCAAAATTGGTTAAAAGAAAACTTTTATAATAAGTGGGTTAATGACTCGTTAAAAGATGGTATGGCTTACGTTCCTGCAAAGATTTTTGACAACCCATACATTCCCAAAGAATATTTTGAAAGCCTTAAAATGCTGCCACGTTACCAATATGAAGTTTTTGTCGAAGGAAATTGGGATGTGAGTTTAAAAACAGGGGGCGAGTTTTATAAATGTTTTGAATTGGATAAACACGTGGGCAAAACTATCTACAACCCAGAACTACCATTACATATTAGCTGGGACGATAACGTAAACCCTTATTTACCTTGTGGCGTGTTTCAGATTCAAGGGAAAGATGTTAGAATGATTGATGAGATTGCAGGCGAAAACCCCAACAACACTATCAAAGCCGTTTGCAATGAATTTAAGCGTAAATATCTAGCACATACAGCAGGGTTATTTGTGTATGGTGATGCAACCGCCCAAAAAGAAGATACTAAACTTGAAAAGGGTTACAATTTCTTTCGATTGATACAAGATGAATTAAAAGAATATAAACCCTCAATGAGAATAAGCAAGAGTAACCCAAGTGTTGCAATGAGGGGAATGTGGCTTAATACAGTGCTGGAAAAAGAGTTGGGAGGTATTAAAATAATCATTAGTGATAATTGTAAAAAAACGATTAACGACTTTATAAACACCAAAGAAGCTGCGGACGGCACTAAGAATAAAGAAATGGAAACGAACGCAAATAAGGTGCGATTTCAAAAGGTGGGCCACTTTACAGATTTGTTCGATTACTTGATGTGCACAGCCTTTGCAAATGAATTTGTAAACTATCAGCGTGGTGATATTCAAAATTCATTTACTTTTGGAAAAAATAAACATTCAAAAAATAGTTATTAATGTCAACTTATCTCATACAATCAGATTTTAATAAAACTATCCAAGATGCAAATTTGCAGCAGATTATAAGCAATGATAGCACTATTTTAGATGCTGCAATATTAGCCGCTGAAGCTGAATGTAAAAGCTATTTGAGGCAAAAATATAATTTAGATTTTGAGTTTCAACCCACAACAGCGTGGGCAGATACTAATAGCTATAAAGCTGGTGCAAGGGTTACAAATAGCAATAATATTTACAATGCCATTTACCCACATCCTCAATTTGATTTTCAAGGACTTTACAATATAGGTGATCAAGTATTTTGGAAGGATAAAACATACACTTGCAAAATTCAAACGCCAATAATTGACCACGAAACAGGGCTACAATATAGAACATACGAAAACTTACCTTATCCAAATGTGCAACCCGATAACATTGTTAATGGTGTAGAATATTGGGGTGTTGGTGTTCCTTATTCAGTACCAACAGGAACGGCAATAACAAACACAACTTATTGGCAACAAGCGGACACAAGAGATGCCCAAATGGTAATGTATTTAATTGACATTGCACTATTCCACGTTCATAGTAGAATTGCACCGCGTAATATCCCCGATTTAAGAGTTAAGCGTTACGATGCTGCAATTGATTGGTTGAAGATGTGTGCAACGGGTGAGATTACACCAGCATTGCCGCTATTGCAGCCAAAACAAGGAAATAGGATTAGGTTTGGTGGGCAAATAAAAAATATTAATACATATTAACAATGGCTAATATACTAACAAGGGTAGCAAACTATTTATTCCCTACACCCGACAACCCACTTACCCAAGAACACGCGGGGGAATGGCGGGATATTAAGAACCCAGAAAGGCATTTAAGAAGTTATATCACACCTGTGCAACTTCAAAGGGTTCGTCACGATGTGCAGATGTGGCGACAAGCGTGTGCAGAAGCGGAGCAAGCGTGGTATCCACACCGCGTAAGGATGCAGCGTTTATTCATTGATACTGTATTAAACGGACACGTTGCAGCTTGTATGGATAAGCGTAGAAATTTAACGTTGTTAAAAGATTTTAAGCTGTGTAATGAATTAGGCGAAGAAGATGAAAAGGCTACTAAGTTATTAAAAACAAAATGGTTTGAATTGTATTGCGGTTATGTGTTAGATGCTCAAGCGTTCGGATATAGTCTTATATCATTAGGCGATATTGTTGCCGACAACTTTCCTAATTTAACAACGATAAGAAGGTTTAACGTTTCGCCAGACCGATTAAATGTAACAAGTTATGTTTATTCATTAAGTGGGGCCCAATTTCTCGATGAGCCTTATTATGATTGGAATGTGTGGGTAGCAACACCAACTGAAATAGGGATTAGTCTTTGCGGTTATGGGTACTTATACAAGGTGGCAATGTATGAGATTATTTGTCGCAATATATTAGGGTTTAACAGCGATGCTGCGGAGTTGTATGGTATGCCTACAAGGGTTGGAAGCACATCTAAAACAAATGAAGATGAAAGGGCTGAATATGCTAAGGCATTAAGTGATATGGCTTCAAGCGGTTGGATATTAAAGGATTCAATGGATGAGTTGGAATTGTTGGAAACTAAGGGCAATGGGCAAGGGTTTAAGATTTACGAAAGTTTAGAGCAACGATGTGAAAAGAAGATTAGTAAAATTATTTTAGGACACGCAGACGCATTGGATAGTGTGCCAGGCAAATTAGGCGGAGGTAGCGGCGAGGAATCACCGGTTGCACAAGCATTGGAACACATACAAATTGTTGACACGCGGTTTCTTGAAAACAATATCAACACCGAACTATTGCCACGTTTGCGAAAATTTGGTTTTGCCATTAGTGAAGATTTGCGTTTTGAGATTAAAAACGATGCTGAAAAAGAGGAAGCAAGAAAACGTGAAGATGAAAGCAACAAGGCAACGGCTGACATTGCCTTAGTAATGAAAAATGCAGGCTTAAAGATGGATGCAGCCTACTTTGAGGAAAGAACAGGAATACCAACTGCGGAAATAGAAACGCCAACGCCTACATCATTTAATCCAAAAATACAAAACAGGTTAAATGAAATTTACCGATAAACAAATAGACAATTTATTTAAGTCGATTTATGAAGGGTTGATTACAGTTGATAATCTTCCCGAAGACTTGTATTTTGCTATTGCTGGTTATATTAAACGTGGGTTATACGAAGGGTTTGGCGGCACATTAGCCGACTTTGAATTTGGGGGAACTGATTATGAATTATTAAACGAATTGCGGACAAACACATATTTATTTAGTGGTGCAAAAACCTACCAACAAGTAAGGGAATTTAGCAGTTTTGTTGCCGACTCAAAAACCTTTAAAGACTTTTACGAACAAGCTCAAAAGACTTACGAGCAGTATAATGTTGATTGGGCAAAGGCTGAATATAACACAGCAATAGGGCAAGCACAATCGGCGAAAGCGTGGGCTGGATTTGAGGAAAATAAAGAGTTGTTCCCTTTGCTTAGATATAGTGCTGTTATGGATGCAAACACAAGCGATATTTGCCGGCCGCTTGATGGTATTACCCGACCAGTTGATGATCCATTTTGGAACGTTCACGCACCTTTAAATCATTTTAATTGCTTCACAGGTGAAACAAAAATTGTTACAGAAAAAGGGTTGGTAAATATACAAAATGTAAATATTGGAGATAGCGTGCAAACACATAACCAACAATATAAAAAAGTTTTGCATATACACATTAATAAATTTGACGGGTTATTAAAAAATATAAAGTTTTCTAATAGTGAAATTGTTGTAAATTGTACTCCTAATCATAAATTTTTAAAATTTTTATGTTTAGGTGATGAATGGATTGAAGCAAATGAATTAAAAGAATTTGATTTTATAAAATGTGGGCTTAATTCTTACACAAAAATTGTTTCAATAAAAGAGAAAGAATATAATGGATTAGTGTATAATTTAATGGTTGATGAAGATGAAAGTTATACATTATCGAATGGTGTTAAGGTTCACAATTGCCGTTGTTTGCTCGAAAAAATAGACAAATACGAAGGAGCGAAACAGTCGAGCGATGCAAGGATTAAACAAGTTGCGAAAGAAATGGACGCAAAAATGGATGATACTTTTAAAATGAACCCCGGCAAGGATGGTTATATTTTTTCACCCGAACATCCTTATTTTGAAGTAGCAAAAGGGGATAAGGCATTGGCCCGAAACAATTTTAATTTACCTATTCCCAAAAACGATTAAATTTGTAAAATGATTAAAGAAGGTGATATAGTATTTTGCCCAATTGATAAAATTAATGTAAGAATAACATTTATTAGTGATAACGTTGTTTGGGCAGAAGATTTACATAAAAAATGTTTGGGGTTGCCAGCTAATGGGGTTTCAAAAGGCAACCAACCGATTATGTATATAAATGAGGGGATTAATTTAATTTTAAACGCAAAGATTATTTCAGATGTTCACATTTAGCAACTACGAACCAACCTACAACAAAGCAATTGATTTTTGTGCAAACATTATCGCTTGTGGGCGTGCGAAAGGCGAGCCGATTAAAACGCTTCGACTTGAAAAAAGTTATTACGGACTGTTTAAAGCTGGCGTTAAGGCAATATTGGAAACAAAGAAGCCCGAAGGTTGGCAGGATATGATGGAGAAGTTAGATGAACCCGATGCGTTTCAATTTGACGGCGTGAATATTGAACGTGCAATGTTTCAGATAAAACCCGTTGTGATTGAATATTATAAACCCTTAGCAGAAGCATAATGAGTAAATTTAACTTTGAACGCGTGCAGCGAAACATTGAGCAACTCAAACGAGATTTGCCTATTGTTCTTGCTAACGATGCTCAAAGGTTTTTTAATTCATCATTTATAAAACAAGGGTGGGATGGCAATACGTGGCAAACACCTAAAAGAAAGATTGCAGGAACGCCTGAATATAAGTACCCAAAAAAAGGAGCAAGTGCAAGGCATACAAGGGCAACATTGGTAGGAACAGGACGATTAAGGCGAACAGTTGCAGGCAGTTTAATTAGTAAAACATTTCAATCAATTAAATTTGTTGTTAATTTACCTTATGCAGCAGTACACAATGATGGGTTACCAATAAGAGGCGGCAAAATGCCAAAGCGTAAATTTATGGGTGACAGCGAAACATTGCGTAAATTGCAGCGTGAAAAAATAAATAAAGCAGTAAAAGCAGTATGGCAGGCATAGCACAAGTATATAGCAGCATAATCACTAAAATAAAGACTAACACAGCCTTTAAATTTGTGCATATTTGGAATAACCAAATACAACAATTAGAGGACGGAGAAACTTATGCTTTTCCTTTTCCTTGTGCATTTGTTGAGATTGTTCCGTCAACAGGGTTTCAAGTTGGTCAAGGTTACAACGTTAGTGATTTGGTTGTTAAAATACATATCGGACACGAAGAGTATGACGCAGGTAGTGGCAACTTTGAGGAAAATGTAAATGTGTTTACTTATAGAGATTACATTATTAATTTGCTTACATCATTCAAGCCTACAAATTGCAGCCATTTACAGAAGCAAGGCGAAGCAAGCGACAACGTTCATACAAACATTTATCATTACACCATTGATTTTATTTGTAGTTTTGTTGACACAAAGGGTAGTATTGATGAGCAAATAGATTTTGTGGTTAAAGATCCACCAATAACATTAACAATTACCGAGGAAAATTTATAAAATGGCACGTTCAATAGCAGAAATACAGGCAGCAATTATAGCAAGTGTGCAAGCGGACGCAAACCTTGCCCAAGCTGCATCCACTAGTCAAACGGCAATATGGAGGTTGTGGACATTTATTGTTGCTACAGCCATTGCCATATTAGAGCAATTGCAAGATGTTTTTCAATCAAACAATGAAGCTATTATAAATTTAGCAGCACCACAAACTGCACAATGGCTACAAGATAGGGTGTTTAAATTTCAATATGACGCAACAACGCCGCAGGTTTTACAGTTGATTGACTTAGTGCCACAATACCCAATAACAGACGAAACAAAGCGAATAGTAACAAGGTGCAGCGTTACAAGCAATTTGACAAATAAGGTGTTGGTAAAAGTTGCCAAAAGTGAAACGCCTGAGGCTTTAACGTCCCCCGAAATATCGGCTTTGCAAACGTATGTAAACACATTGGGCGTTGCAGGTATTAAATACGTTGTGAGTAGTACCAATAGCGATAAAATTTACATACAAGCTCAAGTGTATTTCGCTGGTGCTTATTCGGCAATTATTCAAGCTAATGTTATTGCGGCTATTGAAACTTATTTAGGTTCTTTGCCTTTCAATGGTACTTTAAAAATTAGTGATTTAGAAATTGCAATAAGAAATACTGAAGGAGTAAATGATGTGATATTTAACAATGTAAAAGCCAGGCGTGATGCTGATTCTCTAAGTGCTGCAACATCATTAGTATTGGCAAACACAGTAATAACTAAACAATGGGCAACTGTTGCAGGTTACATAGTAGGCGAAACAACGGCAAGCAATACGCTTGCTGATACATTAACATTCATAGCTGAATAATGGGATTTTTTGACATAAATTATAATCAGAAAGCAGTTGAATTATTGCCTCCCGATAAGAGAGGTAATAAGATGGTAGCGTGGGTTAAAGCGTTGCTATCACAAGTGCAATATTGCCGTGATAAAATACTAGGCGATTATAAAGTTGGTTCTGATTATCCAACGTGGTCGGTCGGCACTTATACCATAGGCAATAGGGTTATTTATGGGCAGAGTGTTTATGAAGTTATTGTTGGTAGTACAACAGCAACCCCAACAACGGTAAGCGATTGGCGTGTTTATTTGGCGTATTTTGTAGGCGTTGATGAAAGGATATTGTATAACCATATTAAGCTAACACTTGAGTACGCTTTAAACAAAAGATTTGGTACATTATTTAATCAACCGCCAACACAAAGCGATATTTACATTACAACCAATACACCAAACACAAATGTTTTTATTGTAGGTGCAATTGAAGATGAAAGCAGTATTGTGTATAGTGGGAATAGTAATGAAGTTGTTATAAATAGTTATAGTTTTGCAACGTTTAACAATTATACTATCAATATACCTACATCAGTTTATAATTCATTAGGTAGTAATGATGCGGAGCGTGAAAGTACAGTTAGAAACTTTGCGAACAAATACAACACAATTGGTTTAAATTATAACATAGCAACATATTAATTATGAAAAAAATTGATTTATCAAATATTACTACTGCCATTGGGATGCCGATTAAAAGCGGTGTTCTTTCACATTTACAGTCGGCTTATCAAGAAGTTATTGATGCTATTGTAAAAGGTAGTATTGGCGGTAGTTATGACTCAACAAAGTTTTATGTTTTATACGGTTGCGTTAATTCAACTACAGCACCAATATATACTGTAAGTGCTGGGGCTGTTTTTTTTAACGGCGAAGTTTATTTAGTAGATGCTTTTACATTTACTGCCACAGGTTCAAATGTGGCTGTAGGTACAATTACGACAACTTTTTTTAGTGGTGCAAATGCAGACCCTATCACGTTTACAGATAGTGTAGCAAGAAATGTTTTACAAGTTAGAAAAGTTGTGTTTGCAAGTGGTGCAAGTGGTAGTGGTGATGTTAATTTTAGTTCATTGATTTATCAAAGCAATAAGGCTTCTAATGCAGGCAGTAAATTCCACGCAACCGGAGGAACTGCAACATTTTCAAGTTATCAATTTGCCTGGACTAAACAAGGTGATTTTGTTGCATTAAATTACGCATTAGTATTAACGCCATCAACTTATTCTAGCGGACAATTATCGTTTTATATTGATATGGACGATTTGCCTTTACCTGATAAATCTTATTCACTATTTGTAAATGATATTGCAGCAGAATCTATTGGAATTTATAATAGTGGTTCAGAAAAATTAGCATATTTATCAATGCAGAAGTATAATGATTTAACAGATTTAAGCAACAAAATATTTGTGTCAATAACAGATTCTACAACATCTGCAATAGTTATTACAGGGCAAATATTTTATAAAGCAATTTAAAACAAACACAATGAAAAAAATAATATTAGCAGTAATTGTATTAATTACAGCTTGCAAAAAACAAGACAAATTATCGCCATTTTATCTAACCAAATGCGGTGTTATTGTGTACGAGAAAGACACTACATTTGATGGTAAACATTCACAAATTATTGGTGTAAAATATAACGATAATACTAGCGACACTACGATTGCTATTGATTCATATAAGTATTTAACAGGTCAGACAATTTGTTTTATAAAATAAATTAATGAGCGAAAAGCGAACACATCCAAATAAAGTAACAGGTTATTTAAAACCTAAGAACGAAGCGTTATTTCGTGGGTTTACATCCACCAATGAAGTTAGCGATAGCGAGGCTGTGAATATAATGGTTAAGGATTTTTTTAGCAGATTGCCGCCCGAAGAAAAAATTATTTATCTAAGCAAGGCAAGAAGCCGAAATACATATTAGTAGTTTTTCTCATAGTTTTTTTTGTTTTTAACCCCAACGTTTCTACGTTGGGGTTTTTTATGTACCACACAAACCCATTCAATTTTTAAGTCTTAAATAAATTGCACTCACAATGGAATATATCTACACCATAGATGCGGAATCGGAAGAGCCAATAATGCTAATAAACAAGCATATTGGAAGCGATGATGTCGAGGGGCAGGGCGTTGATGGTTCTATATTTATGCAAGAATTATTAGCCTTAGATTCATTGAATAAAAAGCGAATTCAAATTTGGATAAATTCCCCTGGTGGTATTGTGATGGATGGCTACAATATTTATTCTGCCATTTTAAAAACAAAAACCAAAGTTGATACTTATTGCATAGGAATAGCAGCAAGTATAGCAGCGGTAATATTTCAAGCTGGTAGAAACTGTTGTATGGCTGATTATAGCTTGTTAATGTATCACAACCCTTACGGAGGGGATAGCGTAGAGTTAAAGAAAATGCGTGAAAGCATTGCGGTTATGATAGCAGAGAGAAGCGGTAAAAGTGTTGAGGCGGTGTTGAAGATTATGGACAAAACAACGTGGATGACTGCAACGGAAGCGAAGCAATTAGGGTTTTGCGATGACATTGAGGAAAGTGCAAGTTATAACGTTAAACACGGCAACACTAAGGCAATGTGGGACGCTGGTAAGGTAATGGCAAATAGTTTTATTAATCAAAATATAAAATCAAGTAAAATGACAAATGTTGCAAACAAACTCGGACTTATAGCCGATGCAAACGAAGATTCTATTGTTGCTGCTATAAATGCTTTACAAAATAAAGCTAAAAGCGATAGCGAAACAATGAAAAAAATGGAGGACGATTACGCCGAAGCAAAAGCTAAATTAGGCGAAATGGAGGACAAAATGAACGCTTTTAAAAAGAAAGCCGAAGAAGCAGACGAAGACAAGAAAAAAGCTGAGGATGAAGCTAAAGCAGCCAAAGCAAAGAATATGATTGAGGGCTTTGTGAAAATTGGTAAAATCAAAAATGAAAGTGTTGAAAAATGGACTGCGAGAGCGATAGCAGATTTTGACGGCACAAAAGAATTACTTGAGGAATTGCCTGTAAATGGTAAAGCTCCGGTGATGAATAGCATTTTAGGTGGTGGTGATGCCAATACTGAAAAGTTGCAAACAATGGTTATTGCTAACACAATGAATGAAATCCGTAACAAGATTGAAACAAAATAATTAAATCACAATTAAATTAAGGTAAAATGTCAGAAGCATTAAACATTACAGATACCTCGTGGAGTGGTCCTGCTGCGAGTTATATGATCACTCGTGCAGTAGTTGCTGCCGATACAATTCAAAAGGGCTGCATTTACGTTGAAGATGGCATACGCAAAAAGAAAACCATCCCTCGTATTGAAGTTTCAAATTTTATGCAAAAACGTACTGCAACTCCTGTGAGTAAAGGTACTGTTGATGTAGATGGCAGAGTTTTAACGCCGCAAGATTTGATGCTTTATTATGAGTTTAATCCTCGTGATTACGAGCAACATTTTTACGCTGAACAATTGCAACCAAAGTTATTAGGTCGTGAGTTACCGGTTAACGCTGAAAACTTTATGATGATGCAAACAATGAAGCGTTTAAATGAGTTTTTTGAGAACGCTATTTGGAGAAGCCGTGTGCAATATGACCCAACAGGGGATGCGGTTGACCCAACAACAAAAGGCGAGGCTTCAAGTGGTTCACCTTTTTATGATACCGATGGTTTGCCTGCATTATTCTACTTTGATGGTATTATGAAAAAAGCATTAGATGCTGCTGATACTATCAAAATTTCAACACCTGCAACATTAGTAGCTGGTACTGCTGGAAGTGGTGAGGAAAATATTGGAGATGCTTTTTTACGTTGTTTAAAAGCCGTGCCAAAAGCGTTATTGTTTAAGTATGGTGCTGCAGGTTTGAAATTTCACGTTAGCTACGCAACAAAATTGATTTTTGAAGAATGGTTAACCACTACTGCGGTATTCAAAAACAACAACTTTACAGAACAAGGTCAAAACCTTTATAAAGGCTACACAGTTGCTCCTTTAGCCGGTATGCCTGATAATACTATTGTGGTGTGTATATCTAAGCCTGATGTTGATTCTAACTTATGGTTAGGTATCAACTCAACTGAGGACAACCAATTGCAATTAATGAGATTGCAAAACAATAGTGAATTGTTCTTTGTTAAAGGATTGTTCAAGATGGATACGCAAATCGGTTTTGCAGATCAATTGGTTATTTACACAACCATCACAGCTTAATTATTAACTTGGTAGCCCTTCGGGGCTACTTTATAAAAATTTATTTAAAATGAAAAAATTATTATTTGTTTTATTTTTTGCCTTTATTGGCTTAGTGAGCAATGCCCAAAAGACTACGCCAAGATTCGGCACAGTAGCAGGAGATGACAATACAGGGCGTGTGTTAACTTACAAGTACATTAACGCTACTGATGCGGCTGGTGCTGATAGCCTTTATTTAGTGCCTAGCAATTGGAAAACAATTGTAAGAATTGCATTGACTGATAGCTTTTCACTTAAAAACCCAAGCGTTGTGAAATCTTATGCAGGCGATAATATATTAATTATTGCAAGTGGAGCAAGTGGCAAAAAATTAAAGTTTGTCGGTTCAAATTGGCTATCAACAGGTACAGCCACATTATCAAGCGTAGGCAGAGCCGTTATTCAATTAGTTTTTGACGGTGCAAAATGGGTCGAAGTAGATAGAACAGTACAATAGTATTAAACTAAAAAGGCTTGCTAATTAGTGAGCCTTTTTAAAAAACAAAAACATTTATGAAATTAGAAGTAATAAAAAAATCGGTAGCACATTTACCCCACGTTAAAACAGTTTGGGTAAAAGATAACAACATTTTTATTCAAGAGGTTGCAGGTGCTGAAAAAGTAGAATTAGGGGAAACAGCACAACCAAATAAACCAATCGAACCGGTTGCAGAACCAGCATCACAACCGAATGAACCAATCGCAAAAGCGGACACAACATCTACTAACAAGAAAAAATAATTACAATGGCACTAAATGACATAGTATTCGTTAAAGGGCAGGGTGGCTTAGGCAGACCCGCACAAGGCGAAGATTTTATAAGTGGTTTATTGCTATATTCTGACGATTTACCAAGTGGCTTTGATTCAACGGACAGGGTAAAACCTGTATTAAGTGTTGCACAAGCTGAAGCATTGGGAATTGTAAACGATTATAGTGATGCTATTAAAGCACAAGGAGTAATATATTTTGATACCATTGGAGATAATGGAGATAAAGTTACTATTACTGTTGAAGATATTAATGGCAGTATAAATTTAGGAACTTACACTAAAACTTCTGCTCAAACAACGCAAGCACAGCAACATGCTGCATTGGCAAATGTAATCAATGCAGGCACGTATCAACACGGTTACACAGCCGAAGAAGATGGGGCTTGCATCATTTATGCACCAAAAAGAAATGGTATATTTCTTAATACCGGCACAAAATTATTTGCAACATATTCGCCTACATCGTGTCAATTATCTGTAGATAGTACCGTTGTGCAGTTTGCAGATGGTACTTATAGCAAACTTGCTTTATATCATTACCACATTAGCGAGTTCTTTAGATTAAACCCAACAGGCAAGTTATTTATTGGAATTTATGCACCTACAATGGGGTATAATTTTGAAGAACTAACATTACTGCAAACCGCAGCAAATGGCAAGTGTAGACAAATAGCTATTTATCATTTAGATTATAGTTTTGACACTACAAGCCTTACGACCATACAAGGTGTGTGTGATACAAACGCCGCCAATCACAAACCTTTCAGCGTTCTTTATGGGTCTAATTTAATCGAGTACGATTTATCAACTGATTTGTTAAACTTGCAAACATTAACGGCTTCAAATGTTAGTGCTGTAATTAGCCAAGACTTTGGTGGATTAGGAGGTTATTTGTTTGAACACGCTGGGGTTTCAATTACCAATATTGGAGCGTTAGCTGGTTCTGTTAGTGCTGCAAAAGTAAGTACAGATATTGCGTGGGTTGCAAACTTTAACATATCTGATGGTGTAGAATGCGACACAGTTGGATTTGCAAACGGTCAATTGTTAAGCGAAATATCTCAACAATTGTTAAACCAATTGGACGATTACAGATACATTTTTTTAATTAAGTATGTAGGTGTAACAGGTACTTATTGGAACGATAGTCATACTTCAATTGCTATATCAAGCGATTACGCTTACATTGAAAACGTTAGAACTATTGATAAGGCAATTAGAGGAGTTTATTCTACATTAATACAAGACTTAAACAGCCCTTTAAAACTTAATGCAGATGGAACTTTAACAGATGCAACAGTAGCATACTTTGAAAGCCAAGGGGGTTTACCACTTGCACAAATGGCAAGGGATAACGAATTGAGTGCATACTCTGTTATTGTTGATCCAACGCAAAACGTTCTATCTACAAGCAATCTAAATGTTACAGTAAAATTATTGCCGATAGGTGTTGCAAGACAAATCACCGTAAATATTGGCTTCACAACTAAAATTTAATAAGATATGATACCTTTAATTAATGGCATAAATTACAGTTGGTCAACAATTTCTTTGGTTCTTTTTGGAGTGCCAGTTGTGGGAATTACTAAAATTGAATACAAGCGTAAACAGAAAAAAGAAAATAACTACGGGGCAGGTTCACAGCCTACAAGTCGTGGTTATGGTAACTATGAATATGAGGGTAGCATTGAATTGTACGTTGACGAGTGGAAACGTATCATTGCTTCAAGCCCAGGGCGTGACCCATTGGCTATTCCTCCGTTCGATATTCAAGTTGTGTTTGCTGGTGCTGGCATTACACCTGAAAAAGATGTTTTGCGTAGTGTTGAATTTATGGAAGACCCATTAACGGCAAATCAAGGGGACACAAAATTAATGGTAACAATACCTTTGATTATTGGTTTAATTGATAAATAACCTACTTTTGTCGTAAATTATTTTTTATGACAGAACAAGAAATACAAGCAAAAGCGGATGAACTTAGCATTAGAGAACAATGTAAGGTTCATCCGTTGGTGTTTAAAGCCGAGGGTGAAGATGAACAAGTTGTAGGGTTTATAAAAGAGCCTCCAAGGTTTGTTAAACTTAGAGTAATGGATAAGGCTATGAATGCACCTATGACAAGTGCTGCGGAGGTTGTAGACGGGTATTTATTGAAAGCTGATAGTGATAGTTGTATTTATGATGAAAAGCCTGAAAACGACAAATATTATTTGGGTGCAGTTTGGGAGGCTTACAATCTTATCTCAATGTCAATTAATCAGTTTAAAAAAAAATAGCTGAGGCAATTATTGACGATTCGGCTTGTGATGCGATAACAGAGTGGGAAAGTTTAATACAGTTTTATTTTCACGTTGACCCGGACACTTTGGATGAGGATAAATTTGCAAGGTATGTAGGCAGATTAAAATATGCTTTAAAGAAAACAAATCAATGGAGTAATTAATGGCAGCAGAAAAAGTAGAATATGAGTTATCGCTTAAAGATTTGCTTAGTGGCAAAATTAAAGAAGCTGATAACAATGCAAGGCAACTTGACGGAACTATGTCAACGCTGCAAGGCACTATTGGAAAAGTAGGGGCTGCTATTGGTATTGCTTTTGGGTTAAGTGCAATTAAAGATTTTGGGATGTCAATGATTGCAGCAGGTACAACTGTTGAAAATGCACAAACAGGATTAACAACTTTATTAAAAGATAGTAATGAGGCTTCGGGTGTTATTAAAAACACTATGGAAGATGCACAAAAAACTCCATTTGCATTTGAGGGGTTATTAGCTGCCAATAAAGCCTTAATTAGTGCAGGTGTTGAATCAAAACAAGCAAGAGAAGATGTTTTGAATTTATCAAACGCAATTGCAGCAACAGGCGGAGGTGATGTTGAATTGCAAAGAATGGTTGTAAATTTACAACAAATTAAAAATGCTGGTAAGGCAACCGCATTAGACATTAAGCAATTTGCTTATGCAGGCGTTAATATTTACAAAGTTTTAGCCGATGCAACGGGACAACCAATATCCAAAGTAAAGGATATGGAAATAAGCTATGATAATTTAACTATGGCTTTGAAAAAAGCACACGCTGAGGGAGGTATTTATTATCACGGATTAGAAAATATGGCAGGCAATACAAGTGTTCAAATATCTAATTTGGGCGATGCTATGTTTCAGTTAAAAAACAAAATGTTTACTGATTTAAAACCAGCAATAACCGCGACTATACAAACACTATTTGGGTTAATAGAAAAATTAAAACAAGGATGGGAGTGGGTCAAAAGAAACCAAGATACAATAGTGCCGCTTGCCAAAACAGTTGGTAGTTTATGGTTGGCTTTTAAAGGGGCTTCAATACTGCAAGGTGTAACATCGGCACTTAGTGGATTAATACCCGTTTTAGTTGGCACGGCGGAAGCAACAACAGCATTTCAAGCAGCAATGACATTAGCACTTGGGCCCGTTGGGTTATTAGTTGCAGCATTGGGTACGCTAGCATTTGCTTACTATTCAGCAGGTGAAGCAGAAAAGAATTTGCAAAGGGTTCACGATGAATATGCAAGTGTTGTCGGTAGTTATGAAGAGGAAACTATTGATAAATTAATAAGCAAATATGAAAAATTAGGCAAAACGAGAGAGGACGCTTTATTATTTTCTTTGCTTGATGAAAAAAAGAAAATACAAGAGGAGTTAGAACCCTTGGAAAGAAGATTGGTTGCTATGCAGCAAGAAGAAAGTAATAGTTTTTGGTGGCAATCTTTATCGCATACTGAGGCTCAAAAAGAGAAGTTGGAGGGGGATATTGAAACTTTAAAAGCTAGATTAGCAACAACTGCTACATATACAGGTAAAAGCAAAGTTGCTAAAACAAAAGGCAATCACGACGAACCAGTAAAAGACCTTGCACCAAAAGGGGCAACAGGTCAAAAAGTAGTAACTATTAACATTTCAATTGCTAAAATGATTGAAACTTTTAAAATATCAACAGCAAACATTCAAGAAAGTAGTAGTAAGGTTAGAGAATTGGTTGCACAAACTTTATTGAGTGCTGTAAATGATTCGCAAATTATTTCTGGCATATAGTAGCGAGAATATATGTATATTTGCACTATGAAAAAAATATACTATTTATACGAAATTGGTGTTAATATTCCAATGTATGTTGGAATGACAAAACAAGAATTAAAAACAAGATTAAAATCTCATAAATGTTCAAAAGGGGATTGTAAGCGTGAAGTTTGGATAAGAGATGCACAAACAAGGGAAGGGATAGGAATATTGTTAATTGAAGAGGTAAGCAATGAAATAGCCGTAGAACGTGAAATTTACTGGACTAATTTATATTTTGAAAAATATCCATTAGTTAATTTGAGAATAGGAAACGGAGCAAGCAACGAACTTAGTTGCATATTGTCAAATGGGCAAAAAAAGAAATTAGTAAATTACGAACAATTAAAAAGATTACACGAAAGTAATCGAGGTAAAAAAAGGAGTGAAGCTTTTAAGGAAAATTTAAAATTAAAATTAAAAGGTAGGATTTTGGGGGATATTGAAAAAATGAAAGCAACACAAAGAGAACGATATGGGGCAAAAGTTTCAATTGATGGTATTTTATATGGTTCAATAATTGAAGCTTCCGAAAAAACTATTTATTCAAAAGCTATAATAAAAAGTTATCTTTATGGCAAAATTAAAAAGCCAAAATATAACATTACCGCAGGAATATAATGAGTACATTAGACAACATAAATCAACAACTTAATATCATTGCTAATACAGCAGGGTTAATTCGTGCTTTAAACTTAAAAAATGTTCACGTACCCGATGCAAGGGATAACAAGTACAATCCAAGTGTATTAAGTGGCGACCCTACAAAAAGCGGTGCCGATATTGCTTTAAACACTCCGCAAAACCAATATAACGAAAACTTATTAGGTACACCAATATTTGCCGACCTTACATTAAATGGAGGTGTGTATTATGATAACCTTTTAAAAAAAGACATAACGTTTCCAACGATAAGATTTGCAACGGTTATAATGACTGTTGATTTTGTGGCAAGGATTATAAAAACTGAAATACAAGGGCGTGATGGTAGTGTAAAAGAATATATTGGGCAAGATGACGCTAAGATTGCAATACAAGGGGTTATATCGGGTTACAACGGGCATTACCCACAAAATGAAGTAAACCTATTGAATCTTTGGCGAAAAGCGCCAGTAGCAAAGGCTGTTACATCTTCATTCCTTAACCAAACTTTGGGGATTAATAGCTTAGTTGTCGAGGATTGTTCTTTACCACAAGTTGCAGGCGGTTACAGTTACCAAACTTTTACAATGAATTGCATTAGTGATTTGCCTGTTGAATTAAAGATTGCTAACAATGTTTAGGTGTGTAACATATATTAAGATTGTGCAAGGGCAGCAGCCGGGGCGAAACAAGACCCTTTCTTTCGACTTTGTGAATGAGTTTAACGCTACTGATACTTGGGTGGATTTAACCAACCAGGCGGAGGTAAAATTTCCGAAAAATATTTATGTTAGGGATGAGCAAGATAATTTGTTTTATTTAGGTGATCCAAGTAAAAATGCCGGAGGTTTCGATAACAACACACCACTATTTTTGCGTGGGGATAAGATTACAATTTCATTCGGTTACAGATATTATTTAGACCAAATAAACCACATTAACGAAGTAGAAGAAGTTGCCCAAGTGTTTGACGGCTACATTGTAGAAGTGTCAAGCAAAAAGCCTATAACGCTGAAATGTGAAGACAATATGTATTTGTTAAAGCAAATTAGCTGCACGCCCCAAACGTGGAAAGGTACTGTAGAAGATTTGTTTGCATCATTATTAAAAGATACTAAGTTTACTGTAAACAGATTAACGCAAACGACTATTGGGCCGTTTATGATATTAAACGAAACTGTTGCACAATTAGCCGATAGATTGCGTAAGGATGCACATTTAGAGTGTTATTTTAAGAACGTAAAGCAAAAGGACGGAACTGTAATAAGTGAGTTTCGAGTTGGTAGTAAAGTTTATTTGGATAGCGATAATGTAGATGCAAATGGAAATGCAATATCAACCACTTTCAAATTTCAACAAAACATTATTAGTGATGACTTGCAATACAAACGTAAAGATGATGTTATATTGAGTGCAATTGTAAACAGCAACTACGAAACATTTACTGGAGACGAAACGGCGGACGGCTTCGCAAAGACTAAAAAAGAAAAGCTGCAATTGTTGGTATTTTGGAATAAGAAAAAAAAGAAGTCGGACGGCAGTTTGGGCGATTGGGATTACATCAAAAAACTAAAAAATGTAGAGTTACCGCCGAACGTGGAAGGGGAACGCCGAACGCTGCATTTTATTAATATTCTTAATGAAAAAAAATTGTTCCAAAAAGGGATTGAGGAATTGCAAAAATATTTTTACACAGGGTTCAAAGGAAAATTTGTTACTTTTGGAATTCCTTATATCAAGCAAGGGGATAACGTTAATATTTTAGACGATATTTTGCCCGAAAGGAATGGTAGATATAAGGTTAAAGGGGTTGAGTATAACGGCGGAGTGCAAGGACATAGGCAAACGATCATACTTGATTATTTAATAACATCATTGGACGCAAACGGAAAACCAATACAAATAAAATAATGAATAGCCAACACGATAGAAGTATAACAACAAGTATTGCTAAAATGGCTGGTACATTTGGCAAGCAAGGCGTTACGCTTGCCGTTGGCGAAGTTGTGAGCGTTGATAAGGCTACGAGAACCTGCACCGTTGCTATTTTAACGAATGAAACTGAGGTTAATTTAGAAGGCGTTAAATTACAAACAATGGTTGGGGATGGCATTTTATTAATTCCTTCCATTGGTTCAAATGTAACGTTGATTTATGCAACTAAACAAGATGCGGTAATTGTGCAATGTAGCGATTTGGACGGTGTTGAGTTCTTTGGTGGGCAGTTAGGCGGATTGGTAAAAGTAAATGATTTAGTTACAAGGTTGAATAATATTGAGGATGATATTAAGTCTTTAAAACAAGCATTTAGCAGTTGGTCACCCGTACCAAGCGATGGCGGTGCTGCATTAAAAGCAACATCAACAACTTGGGCAGAAACACCGCTTGCAAAAACTGTTAAAGGTGATATTGAAAACACTAAAATAAAACAATAATGGCATTACGTTACGATATAGCACTTGAAAACAACGACATTGCTTTCGTAAATGGGGATATGTATGTTGCCGAAAGTGATGAGCAGCATATTATTGATATTATAAATGCCTTCCCAGGATGGTGGAAAGAATACCCATTTATGGGCGTAGGATTAATGCGATATATGAAATCGAATACATCAGCTCAAGAAGTAAATAAAAATGTTAAAACGCAATTGCAAGCGGACGGATATACATTAAATTCAAATTATGTAACCTTGAACGCATCAGGGTTACTAACAATAAACCCAAATGTAAATGTTGATTTTTAAAGCAGTTAATGGGCAAAGTTTGGCAGACGTATGTATGAACACTTACGGAACAATGGATTATTTTGTGAAGTTATTACAAGATAATAATATTGCTAATGCTAATCAATTACCATACACAGGGCAGCAGTTTAAATGGGATGAAACCCTTGTTAAAGATGGATTGGTGCAAATATCAACAGCTAATGGATCAATCAAATACGCTACAAGTTCGGAAAGTAACAATAACACATTTTACATTGTTGGGGGCACTCCTGCAGCCTATCAACCACCTGCACCAAGCGGAGGGGCTGCATTGCCGGTGGGTTATTATCAAAAGACTTCATCTACAAGCTACACAGCAACGGCAGATGGCGAAAGTGTTATTACATTTATTGCATTACAAGGCAAAGATATTTTGCAAATTGAAAGAGAAATTAAACCCCTATTAACAACAGATTATTCATTTAACAAGACTACAGGCGTGCTTACTTTAATAAATAGTTTGTCTGCTGGTGAAACTTTATTTATTTTGTACACAGAAATTATAAAACCATAATGAGATTTATATTTATTTTACTATTACTTATTAGCGGCGTTGCACATTCGCAAAGTTGGACACCAATTGCAGGTAAACAAAGATTTACAAATGGGTTAGGTTTGCCAACAAAAGACACTACTATGGGCGATATTTCCGATAGTTCTCAAATAATTTTGAGACGTGCGGATAGTTCGTTGTGGTTTAAATACAAAAGTGTTTGGCAAAAATTGGGGGGAAGCGGCGGTACTGTTAAAAGTGTAAAATTAACAACCCCAACAGGGTTAACAACAACAGGCTCACCCATAACAGATACTGGTACTATTGCAATAACTTATTCTAGTGGTTATTCATTACCAACAACTGCATCGCAAGCGTTATGGGATGCCGCCTATACTAACAGAATAACAACAGCAAATGCCCCGTTATCAATTACAAGTAACACTATTAAAATAGACACTACAACAAGATTTACAGGCGTTGCAACATTGGGCAAGGCTTACAATGATAGTTTAGTTTTAGCGACTGCAATTGCTGCAAAAGGTAATGGTAGTGTTACAAGTGTTGCAACAGGATTAGGATTAAGTGGTGGTACTATTACAACGACAGGAACATTATTAGTTGATACATCAAGCACATCTATTTTATCAAGACAAAGGGCTGCTGCTACTTATGCTCCTATTTCAATAAATGGCACAGTTACGAGTGTAGCAAGAACAAACGGATTAGGTATTTCGGCAAGTGTAGCAAATTCAACAACAACCCCAAATATCACAATAGCAGTAGATACAAGTGATGCAAGTATATTAACTAGGCAAAGAGCATCAGCGACTTATTTAACATCATCAACAGCAGCAGCAACATACCTACCATTAACAGGAGGTACTTTATCAAGTAGGCTTACAGGGACATCATTAATTTTAAATAAAGATTCATTGCCAACTGTTACCGGCAAAACTTGGGGGTTAGTGGTAGATACCGCAAATAGTAATAGAATTTCTAGGCAGCAAGTTCAATCTGTATTAAACGGAACTGGATTAGTATACTCTACATCAGGAACAATTACCTACGTTAAGAGTATTGATAGTGCTTTTAAAGCATATACTGGTACCATCAATTTCACAGCATCTTCAGCACCAAGTGGAACTACCAACAATCAGTATTGTTGGAGTCAAAGAGGAACAGTTGTAACGCTTTGTTTAAAATTAAACTATGCAAATACCGGTTCTGGAGTTACACAAGTTTTGCTTGATATTCCATCAGATATGCCAGTGCCGCGTTCAATGACTGGCTACACAGCAAATGATAATGAAATATGGTATATGGGGAACGCAAATACAAGTAATACTTTAAGTGGTGTTAACAACGTCTTATGCTACATTGTAAGAGGTACAGCAACGGCAACAAGGGCACAAAAAATACAGTTGAATCATACTAGTAATACGGTGAGTAAGTACACTATAATGTTAACATACTTTACTGACAATTAAATTTTTATTTTATGGCATACATTAAGCAAAAATCAGAGGGAGGAATTATTGTAGTTGATACTACAGATTTTATTGGGGAGCTTTCTACGCATCCAAGCATAGTTGAACATCCGGAGTTATTTGAAATTGTAGAAGGTGAAAAGCCAGAGAAATATACAGGCTTAGATTATGTAAGTGATAAGAATATTGAAAAAATAAACGATGGTAATGACCAATAAAGCAATCATAAGATTAAGCAAAGATTTATTTATTGGAACCGGCAAAAAGAAAGTTTTGTTTGGCAGTAAAGGCGATGCGGTTGAGATTGAAAACTATGGTAGGATTGAAGATGGGATGTTTATGGCTCAGCATAAAACAACTAGGGAGAAATTAATTGTTAAAAAACAAGATTTATAAAAATGGATATTCAAGGCATAGGAGTAGGCGGTGCAATAGTTGCTTTTTTCGGCTTCCTTCAAAAGTATTTTAATTCAGCAGAACATAAAAAACTTGCTGAACTGAAAATGCGAATGAGTATTAAGGAAGAGTGTGATAGATACATTGCTTCTATGACACTTGAATTTAATTCTAAAAACAAAGAGATATTAGAAGTTGTGGCAAAACAAACTGAAGAGGTACAATTGTTAAGACATTCGATTGAATCATTGGTAGAATCCTTTGTTCTACTTGCCGACATCAGCAAGTATCATATTAAAGACGAAGGAGCTTTAGAAGTGATAAATAACCTTGAGATTAGTGTTAATAAAATATTCTCAAAAGTTAAAACAAAAAATTTGTTTTCAGAACCAATAAAATAAAATAAAATGAATTTATCAAATAACTTTTTTTGGAAGTGCTTAAGCGAAAATGGCGAACCATCAAGCAAAAGAGTATTGGCGGCAGCAACGGTAATTACAGTATTATACATTGCTATATACACATCTCACGTTGGCAAGATATTCGACCACTATGTATTGACAACATTAATAGTTTTTGCAAGTGTATTGCTTGGCTTGGCTACAACAGCTCAGATAATAGGAGCTATTGGCACATTGAAAGGTAATAATCCTCCACCGGCACCAACTGACGAACCTAAAACAAACTAATATGAACCAACTTAAAATAAATATATCGGAGTTAATTGCTACCATTATAAGCGTAATGTTAATAGCGTTATTAGTATTAGGATTGTGTTCCTGCAATTCAGTAAACAAAACAAGGTCAACTGAACATCTAAAAGAAGATAGCGTTAGTGTTCACAAGTCAGATAGTGCTATTCACAGTTTTATTGATAGTTTGGTTGAAGAAACGAAAAGTAACAGCAGCGACAAAACAACTATTGCGGATGGCGAAAACACCTTGAATATTACCTTTGACAGTGGCTACATTCACACATCAGAACCTACAAAAGTTACTTTAAAAGATAGTGCAGGAGTTAAGTTAATCACTAGCAATAAACCGTTAAAATCTGTTACAGAAACTACTAAGCAATCAAGTACAAAAAAGGATGTGCAAAATAGTTTAGCTAAAACTAAAATTGATTATAAAAATAGCGATAGTGGCAGCAAATCAACCTTTGATTCTACCAATTTAAGGAAGGAATTAAAGACCGTTAGCACAACTAAGGTTAAACATAGCTTCAGTTTGTGGTGGCTGTTATTATTGCTTATCCCAATTGTTTATTTCACGTTAAAATATTACAAAGACAAGTTGCCGAGTTGGTTGGCAAAAGTGTTGATGTTTGTGTAAAATTGGAAATTTGTAAACGCTGAAACCATTATTAAATAAGGCTTTATAAAAAATATTGGAAATTTAAACAATAGATATTTTACAAATTTCCAAAAAAAAATAACTAAAAAATAAATTCAAAATAAAATGAGTATTAAAAATTATTACCCTCAGTTCCCAGAAATTCCATATCAAAGAACTTCTGTTGATATGCCTACAGTAGTTGCGTTTGCAAAGTCATTGGTTGGCAAATATCCAAAGGAAGTTGTGCGAATGGCTTATTGTATATTCAGAAATGAATCAGCTAACGGTAAAAGCGGAGTAAACAATAATTACGGCGGCATTCAAGCCGACAACGCTAAATGGGAGGGTTTAGACTTGAGTAATGTTATTGGTACTTCAATAAAAGTTGACGGTGCTGGCGATACAAGAAGATTTATTTGCTTTAATGAAAATGGCTATCAAGCTTGTTTTGAGTTTTTATGTTTTAAGGTTCAGCAACGTGGAATGTTTATAGGTTCTGCAGGAATTGCTGATTCAAATGATCTTTATAATATCTATCAAAAGAAATGGGTAGCAAATCCGAAAGAAGATACGGCAGAAGCTAAAAAAGATTTTATGAGCTTATATAAAAGTTCATTAACAGCAATAGCATAACTTTTTGCATACAAGCAGTTTTTTGGTTGATCCCCTGGCGTTTCTACGTTGGGGGATTTTATTTAAATTTCTTTACTCTTAATACTGCTACCAAAGCGGTGTTATTATTAAGCGGTGTTTGTTTCATTGTTTATTATTTCAAAATTGTTGTTAAATGATTCATAAGATAAGTTGCCGAAGTAAAGCCTGCCATTTTGAATATTTGCAGTTACAACGGGGCTTCTGTCTATTTTAAATCCATCTTGAAATACAATAAATCCAAAACCCCTTACTTTATCTCCTATCTTAACTTGAATCCCATATTTATCTTTAGGTAGATGTTTCATTGTTTATTTGTTTCTTGTTAAAAAAATCTTGCTATAATAATCCTTCATACTTATTCTTTCATTAGTTTCCATACGTTATCGTAATAAATTGTATTTTGTAACATTGATATTTAATTGGTTATGTTGATGTGCGGATATTTATGATTTATAGGCAATTTGACGGCTACCAGTCATCATCATCAAAATCAAACTGCCTTTCTCTAAAACTTTCTTCAATTTTTTTGTAATGGTATTCAAGTTCTTCCCATCTTTCTTTGCCAAACTTGTCGTAATAAATGGCTCGACATTGAGAATATGGGCAAGTATAATGTGGGTGGCTGCATTCTTCATCATCACCTTCATAAAAATTTAATTCGACAACTTGATTACACTTTTGACAAGTGCATAACTCGTAAGGCTCATTTAATGCAGCGTAACGCCTTATTACACTTGCAACATCATCAACCTTATCTTCTGAATATTTTAAATAACCACAAAGAAATAAAGCTGCATTTTTAAACCTATCGTGTGGTTTGACTAAACTGCCTACAACATTGGGTTTGGCAATAGTTTGGCGGACGGAAGTATCATCGGCATTTGAATTTAATTCAGCTTGATACCAATCAGGAAAATCTGTATTCATCTTTTGTAAGTTTTTAAACATTAGTAATTCTATTGTACTTCGGTTACGGACTGACGATTTCCAAATTCCAAACCATCGCCAAGCCCTGTTCGTTGTGTGTAATTGCTACACCCAGTAATCAATACATTGTTTGACACACCATTCTTCGGCAGCTAATTTTGAAAAGTCTTTAATAAAGCGAATGGCAGTTGTGTAGTTTTCAAAATCAACTCTTTCTATGGCAAACATATTTTCTTCGCCTTCCATCATTCCTATGGCGAATATTCGGACAAATTCGCCTTCATCATCTCTATCTCTATGTAATAAAACATCAGGGCTTCCGCTTCCTGTTTCAACAATTTTGTAGTGCATATATTTTGTTTTTAAAGTTTTATAATTTGACCGCAACTACAGCCAACAAAGATATTGCTGCAATTGTGGCTTGACGTTAATAATGTGGCAGTTGAGCAACATGGCATCATTCGTTTTTTATTCAACAGTTGTGCTGCCAATTCCACAACTGCAAAGCAATACCTGTTCGTTACCAAATTATTTGATTAAAATAATTAGCAACTGCGAGTTTTTTGCAATGAGGTTTTAAATAGTTTTCATTAGATATATTCTTTCTCATTTTTACAAGTTCATTTTCATTGCGGCAACTATTTATTAAATCATTTTTTACCTTAGTTTTTATCGATTCTTTTTCTTTCTCAGTTAAATCGATCGAATTATTCTCAGTAAGAATTTCATAAACTTTGGCAAACTGCCCAAATAAAAAATAGTTTTTAGTAGCTGATTCTCGCCATTCGTTAAGCCAGAATAATACAAACTCTCCATTACTTTGTTTTGGTGGTGGTTCTGGTAATTGCAATTGAACTTCATCAGGAATATACATAACTTGAACGCTTGCCCATTTTCTAAAAGAATTCATAATTGAAGCAAAATATAAGCAGCTAAAATTCTCGTAACAATTAACTTCTTTTAAATCCAATTTGCCGGCAATTGCCAAATCAAACGCCAAGATAATTTCGCCCGTTGTATGATTCCCATAATTCTGATTTATAAAAGCTAATAAAATTTGTTTTTCTTCATCATTTGGAAGGTTGGCAGCTCGTAGCCCCACTTTCAGCATAACTTGCCTTAAAACCGACTTTAAATCGTTTTCAGAGCTATTTTTAATCTGATACGATAAAAGACTTCTTTTAAAAATATCAACATCACCATTTTTTAAGGGCTTCAACTCTTGCGTTGCTAGTTCCATGCTTTGCTGGTGCTTGATTATTTTGCTGATGTGTTCCATTTTTTAAATTAATTTTTAAAGAGTTTCTAAAATGAGATATGAAATCGGAGTGTGAATTATACCATTCTTTTTTATCAAAATTGTCAATTTTAAATGCTTCAAAATATTTGCCGACATCTTCATCAGTTAAATTTATTTTTGTTTGTACCTCAATAAATATTTTTGTATTGTCAATTTCACTTTTATTCAACAAAATATTTTTTGAAATTTCATTTATAAAAAAACCATTTTTATTTAAAATTATATTTTCAATTTCATTTTCATTTCCATTTTCCATAAGTTGTTCACTTGATTTACTTATGTTTAACACTTGTTTAACACTTGTTTTTTTACCCTTACCAAGCCTATTATTTCGCCTGCTTTCAGAAAATTCGCCGCGTTTAACCATAACTTCACTAAGCCTTTTGTTCCAAAAAAAAGTGCCGTCTGTTACAAATTTGTTGCTTATATGTTCCCATTGTGAAAAACACTTGTTTAACACTTGTTCCACTTGTGTTATTGTAAATTTGCCACAATTAAATTGCAGCATTAATAATTCTAAATAACAACCTTTTTGCTCAAATGACATATACATAGTTCCGCCAAGCCAATCATTCGGATAAAATAAAAATGCTGGGTCTTTAGCCATAAAAAAAACCTCTAAGATGGTAAGGGTAGAACATTGGTTTAAACTTTATTAAACCAAGACCTTACCGCCTTAGAGGCGTTAAATGTTTTCAATGACTTAGTGTTCTACTTCTAAGACGCTGCAATATTACAGCTATTTTTTTTCTAAAAATCAACTATTTAAAATTAATTCTATTAAATCGTTCCCTGTTTTCTTGTTAGTGTATTCTTTCGGTGGTCTTACAATTACCAGAGGTGCTTCAACTCGCTTCACTTTTTGCTTAACATATTCTCTGGTAAGTTTTACTTTATGTTGTTGCTCATAAATCTTAATCTTATCTCTGATAGTTCTAGTGCTTACATCTAATATCGCTGCAAGTTGATCAATACCCATTTTGATGTTAGCTTCAAGGTATGCTTGCTGGTTTTCTGTCCAATGTGATTTATTCATAAAAATTTATTTTACTTCAGTTGTAATTTCTTCGCCTAATAACATACTATCAATAATCTTTTCAATCATTTCAATTTGTTCGTCGTTCATCAACCCTAATTTCTCAACAACGGCAATTTCATCCCAATTACTACCTTCCCACTTTTGCTTTAATAATGGAATGGTATCTGGTGCATATATAGCCACACCGTTACTTGTAATAACACTTATGTATATCCATTCAATTTTTTGCGTTGCAGCTTTTAATAGCGGAGTAAATATTGACTTTGGGTAGTCTTTAATAAAACTCTTTGCATACTCAAAAGCAATACGCAAGTGATGGAAAAACTTTAATATGTCTATTGCTCCTTTCATTAATCTAAATTTTCAATAAATCGTAAACTTTGTGCAATCACTCTAATTGCTGACTGCTTAATTAAATCATCAATCTTTTTCTTGTCAACTTCATTCTTGCCCTTGCTCTCATATTTCTTGTCTAAACATAACTGCATAAGAAAGCCAGCATCAGCATTTATCAACCCGGCCTTTGCGGCTATATGGTCGGGATAGTTCGGCATTTCAGCATTGATATACTTGCGTTCACGTTCTATCAATTCAAGTGTGTTGGTGGTGATGTTCATTGTGCTGTTTGGTTTTCAATTTCCATTATTGCTTTATAAATCTGTAATACTACTTGAGGAACTATTGCATTTCCTCCTGCTTTAATGGATTCATTTCGCCATTTAGAAAAGGTAATTCCGTCCAATCGGTCGGAAAGCCCATCATTTCCATAACAAACTGGGGAGACAGTTGGGAAGTTTTGGAAGTTGTCAATTCCAACTCTGCTATTTGATCCGTTAAATTTCCTTTTCCTCTTTTGTCCGATGTGTTCCCTCTGCTTGCTTGTGATGTTGGTGTGCATAGTAGCCTCGTTAATGTCATTGAGTGCATTGAACCCTCTTTTACTTGTGTGCTTTTCATTGTTGCCGTTGCAGTGGTCGCATCCATCGCAGTTGGTGTTGGGTACATTTTGTAAAGCATTGCAAGTGTTGGTGCATAGCTGCTCATTATTTCCTGTGCTAAT